ACAGAGTTATTGCTGAACTCATCAATAGACACTTCCCCGACTGGAGAAGAGTCCTCAACGAACTCCAACGACATTCTGCATCTGGTTCTATAGATGTTTCCATACTTGCAGATTTTTCTTCAGTAAAGATACAAGAACTTATCAAGTTTCTAAAACATAAAGAGTTTCAAAATGTTAGGAAATGGATAGTTCAGAACCTAGATAACGATCCTAGTGCTATACTGAGGAATGTATATGACTCTATGTACGAGTCGCTTCAACCTAAGTCAATTCCAGAAGCAGTTCTAATTATTGCGAAATACCAATATCAAACTGCTTTTGTTGCTGACCATGAGATAAATCTATTAGCAGCACTAACTGAAATTATGTGCTCATGTGAATTCAAATGACCTTCTTATCTTGTCCACCAGTATATTTTTTACCTGGTACATGGGAGTTGTCTTGTAAAGACCCAATTATCCCACATCTAACACTCAATCCAAATTATACTTTTGGTATATCAATTGCTGTGATTACAGTTTTATTGGCAGCATATGGTGTATACAGAGGATTCTTTGCAAATACAGGATTAAAAGATCCTTGGGACGATCATGAAGATTGATACTCAAGGAATGTCATATGGGGATGGCAAAGGTAGTGGTAAAAGTTTAGAAGAACAACGTGCTGCTATCCCTCCTTTCAATCCACCTAAGATCCCTATCATTACTGATGCAATGAAGAAGGAATTGAAAGCAATCATCAATGAAGTATTGGATGAGAGAGAGTATGAAAGGAAACTGAACGGTCCTTATGATATGATTGAACCAGATTTAGAAATGATGACGGTTGGTCTTGATGAGGATATAGATATAACACCTGCAATGCTTGATGACGCTTATGCACATCATTTCACTGGAACTGTAGGTATAGATACATCAGGTATGTTTACCTTAGACGATTTAGATTCATGAAATGTTTAGTGACAGGGGGAGCAGGTTTTATAGGTTCCCATATAGTAGGTAAACTACTACAAAATAATCATCATGTTGTTGTGATAGACAATGAGTCTTCAGAAGCAAATGATGCGTTCAATTGGTACGAAGATGATGCTGAGAACCATGTTGTTGACATACGTGATTTTGATGCTTGTCGCCCTTTGTTTGAGGGCGTTGATTACGTATTCCATTTAGCAGCACATAGCAGAATACAACTTGCTATGCAAAGACCAAAAGATTGTTTGGAAACAAACTATTTTGGCACGTATAATATGCTAGAGTGTGCAAGACAAGCAGGTGTAAGTAGGTTTGTAAACTCATCTACATCCTCCTCTTATGGTTTGTTGAATAAACCACCATTACAGGAGGACATGAAGACTGATTGTCTAAACCCATACTCTGCAAGTAAAGTAGGAGCAGAAACCTTATGCGAGATGTACTACAGATTGCATGGACTGAGAACTATAACCTTGAGGTACTTCAATGTTTACGGTCCTCGTCAACCTCTAAAAGGGATCTATGCACCAGTCATAGGACTTTTCGAGGAGCAGAAAAAACGTGGGGAACCCCTTACGATAGTAGGAGATGGTGAACAACGTAGAGATTTTACACACGTATATGATGTAGTTGATGCTAACATCTGTGCGATGATGACAAATTTCTCTGGTATCACAGTGAATATAGGGTCAGGTAAGAATTATTCAGTCAACGAGATTGCTGCATTCATATCTGATGATACTATAGGAATTCCTGAGAGACCAGGTGAAGCAAGAGAAACTCTTGCAGATAACTCAAGAGCACAAAAGTTGCTCAGTTGGACACCAAAATGCACTTTGGAGGATTACTTTGATCCCAACACCTATCTTTGAACTTCTCGTACTGATCATTATGGTCGTATGGTTGAACGTTTTATTATCACAACTTGGTTATTATGATAACTCAGAAAAGTCTAAAAACTCCCCTAAGATATCCAGGCGGAAAAAGCAGGGCAGTAACAAAAATTAGTCAATTCTTTCCTGATTTGGTTGATTTTGATGAATATAGGGAACCATTTCTAGGAGGTGGTTCTGTTGCATTGTGGGTAACAAAGCAATTCCCTCACTTAGACATATGGGTCAATGATTTATATGAACCATTGTATAATTTCTGGCATATGTTGCAGACAAATGGTGATGAGATGACAGATAGTTTGAAAAATTATAAAACTACTCACCCAGATCATGATACAGCAAGAGAATTATTTGAAGAATGTAAGAGTAAGGTTGGAGATAGGAGTACAGATAACTTGAATAGGGCAATTGCCTTTTATATTATCAATAAATGTAGTTTTTCTGGTCTATCAGAGGCATCATCCTTCTCAAAACAGGCAAGTGATTCTAATTTTTCGATGAGAGGTATCGAAAGATTGCCAGAATACTCAGAAATTATAAGAAATTGGAGAATAACTAACGTATCATACGAGTTTTTGTTAGGTGGAGAGGACACATTCATCTATCTTGACCCACCGTATGAGATAGGATCAAATTTATATGGTAAGAAGGGTGGCATGCAGAAGTATTTTCACCATACAAACTTCTCAAAAGCATGCTGTGAAGCAAAACATCACATGTGTGTCAGTTATAATTCTTCAAACCTAAACAAACGTAGATTTCACGACTGGAAAGCAGTAGAATACGACCATACATACACTATGAGGTCTACCGCAGACTATACATCTGCACAAAAAAACCGAAAAGAACTTGTACTTACTAATTTCTAATGAGAGAGCAACTTATCAGAGCACTTCTAGCACATGCACAAGGAGATATTCAAAAACATGTGGCAAACGTAGAGGTCTACCTGACTAACCCTGCAGGTATTGGAGAACATTCTGACATCACAGAGGCAATAGAGAGTGAATTGAACATCATTGCTAAGTATCAAGATCAAATTGATGTCATAAACAAGTATTTCAAGAAGAAAGATGGATCAGGTGAATGATCTTTATGATGATATGGAGAGACTAAACTCTTTATATCAAGAATTATGTTGGGATAATGATGTTCATCTTGACATGATACCTGACTATGACAACAACTGTATTATTATCAAACCTCGTGACACAAAAAACAATTGACTCTTGGATCGAAGATCTTCTAAGTATTCCTAATCCAGCATTTTCAAACTTACCACCATGTCCTTATGCAAAAGCAGCATGGATAGAAGGTAAAGTTATTGTAAAGAAATTTGTAAGTTTCAATCAGTTAAGAGAAGATATAAAATTTGTAAAAGATCGTGTAATGATCTTTTATTTCAAGGAAAACACTCTACCATCATGTAAAGACCTAGAAATTTTAGCAAAGGATTTCAATCTACAGTTTCCAGATCTCATTTTTTATGATGAACATCCTGATAACATAGAAGAAGTAGCAGGTATAAAACTCAATAGTGGTATATGTGCATTGATTGTGCAGAATAGAAAAGATATAGAAGAAAAGAGAGCAGAACTAAAGAAAACAGGGTATTATGATAACTGGAAACCAGAAATGAAGGAGAGGATCCTTGAACGTTGATCTAAAGGATTGGTTGAACAGTATCAACTATACCAAGAAAAACCTGATTGATGAAGATTCTGATTTAGAGAAGAAATATCCAGCATATATTGTCAACAGATGCATGTCTGGTCATCTTGATGCTATCATGTATGCAAATGAGATGAATTTATATCATAACCTAGACACTAAGTTACAATATGACTTTTTACTAAATATTTTACGATCCAAAAGGAGGTTCTCTCCTTGGGTGAAGAAAGAAGAATTGAAAAATCTTGATTATGTGAAACGTTACTATGGATATAGTAACGAAAAAGCGAAACAAGTTCTTCCACTCCTTTCTAAAGAACAACTCACATCTATACAAGAGAAACTTGAACGAGGGGGATTGAAATGAGCGTAGTAATTGAGTCAGAATACAGTTGGACACCTGAAAAAATGGTTGAGGTGCTCCTATCAGAACCAGATGATTTTCTAAAAGTAAGAGAAACACTTACAAGAATTGGTGTAGCGTCTAGAAAAGAGAAAAAACTATATCAATCGTGTCATATTCTCCATAAACAGGGAAAGTATTATATTGTACACTTCAAAGAATTGTTTGCCCTTGATGGTAAGAAAGCAAACCTTAGTGTCAATGATGTGCAGAGAAGAAATAGAATAGTCCAATTATTATCAGACTGGGGATTGGTTGGTGTGCTATCTTCTGCTGATGTAAAGGATTTAGCACCATTGAATCAGATCAAAGTTATATCATATAAAGACAAAGGTGATTGGATACTAGAAACAAAATACAATATAGGTAAAAAGAAGACACCAGCAGATGATTAATACATTTCTTCTGATTCTTCTTGTCATAGCAGCATACAGTAATCTATACCTCACTTATCGTAAGAACCGAATCAGACCTCGCAAGTAATTTTGTATAATTAGTAGTGTCGCCTACGGGGACATTACAATTAGACGCTCAAGGAGGTCACCATGTTTGGAACAGACGGTTCTATTACGCTGTCCGTTGGAGATACTTACGATTATCTTCAAAAAATTAGACGTAATATGATTGGTTTTGACGAATGGCAATCGAAATTCGACACACCAATACAAAACTACCCACCTTATAATACTATAAAGGTATCGAATAACGAATATCGAGTAGAGGTAGCAGCAGCAGGATTCAAGAAAGAGAATCTGAAAGTTTACACCCAAGAAGGACAACTTGTGGTGGAAGGCAAGAAGGAAGACGGTATAGAGCATGAGTACATGCATCGAGGACTAGCACAACGAGCATTTACTCGTACGTGGTCATTACCAGATGAACTTGTTGTCAAAGATGTAAGGTTTGAAGATGGACTATTACTCATAGACATCGAGAAAATTGTACCAGAGGCACAGAGACGAAAAGATTGGCTCTAAATATATGTGATAGACAGATCACATGTATTCAAAAGTCCTTAGACATATAAAAGCAAAAGATCTAAGGGAAACTATATCTCTTAGATTTACTGATATCCTCAATCCAGTTTTTTGGATTGGGGATTCTCTCAAGCCTGAGGTCAACGAGAAGTTGATGCAGTTTGCAGAGGCATTTGTAGCTTTTGTTGATATGGATGAGAGGGCGATAGTAGATGTGCTGCTTCTTGGTGGTAATGCAGGTTATAATTACACTCAATACTCTGACTTAGATGTGCATATTGTTGTAGATCCGAAGTTTATACCAGACTGCAATCCCGATTTACTTGACCAATACTACATGGACAAGAAAACATTATGGGAACTTACACACAATGTCACGATATATGGTGTAAAAGCAGAACCATATATTGAAAGACCAGGCATAACCAGAAAGAAGAGTCAGGGTGTCTGGAGTTTGATGAAGAAGAAATGGGTGCAAGAACCTACACCTTTTGAAGGACAGGTGGACGAAAAGGAGATAGAAAAGAAGGTAAATAATTTTATAAATCAAATCAACTCACTGATCAAATCGGCAGACGCTGACGGTCTCAAGAATCTGGTGAAGAAACTAAGAGATTCTAGAGGCACATCACTACAAAAGTATGGTGAGTATGGATTTGAGAACATGGTATTCAAAGAACTAAGAAATCAAGGTTACATTGACAAAATACGTACAGTTGTGGTAAACTTGAAATCAAAGAGTCTTTCTTTATGATCAAAATTATATTATTCAAAAATAACCTCGTTCTAATTTCTAGATTAGAAGAGGTTGGATCTGAAATGGGTGAACCTGATTGCAAACTAATCGACCCATTTGAGTTGAAAGGTGACTACCTAGAGTCATGGCCATCATTTACCATGCAACGTGAGATGATGGTGCACTCAGACAGTTTCTTGACTATAATAGAACCAGATAAGTCTCAACTAGACAAATATCAAGCATTGACTGCACCTACAAAAAAATCTGAATGAGATACTATACAAACGTTCAGATGGTCGGGAATGATTTTCTCGTCCGAGGGTATGAGAATGGGAAAAATTTTACCACAAGGGAAAAATTTCAACCCACCATGTTCATACCTAGTAAGAAAAAAACTAAGTATAAGACATTAGATGGTAAGTATGTTCAAAGCATACAACCTGGCACTGTACGTGAGACTAGAGATTTTATAAAGCAGCATGGTGAGGTAAAGGGGTTTGATATTTACGGAAACAACAGATACATTTATCAATACATTTCAGAAAAATATCCAGAGAATGAAATCAAATTTGACATCAATAAAATCAAATTAGTTACGATTGATATTGAGGTAAAATCTGAAAAAGGATTTCCCACAGTAGAAGCATGTGATGAGGAGATGCTGTGTATCACACTACAAGACTATGCCACCAAAAGAATCCTCACATTCGGTGTAGGTCCTTATCATCACAACGACAAGATGGTAAAGTATGTTCAGTGTAATGATGAGTATGATTTACTTCAGCATTTTGTAAACTTTTGGTCTCATGATCCACCAGAAGTTGTGACTGGTTGGAACTGTCAGCTATATGATATACCATACCTTGCTAAGAGGATCACTAGGGTGCTTGGAGACAAGGCATGTAAGAAATTATCTCCTTGGGGTTTAGTTACCCATGAAGAGATTTACATGCAGGGTAGAGCACACACTGTGTATGATATAGGTGGTGTTACAGTTTTAGATTACCTTGATTTGTACAAAAAATTTACATATAAGGCACAGGAATCATATCGTCTTGACTACATAGGAGAGGTAGAACTAGGTCAGAAGAAGTTAGATCACTCTGAATATGATACCTTCAAAGAATTTTATACGAAAGCGTGGAATAAGTTTGTAGATTACAACATCCAAGACGTTAGACTTGTTGACTCCCTTGAGGAGAAGATGAAACTGATTGAACTAGCAGTTACCATGGCATATGATGCCAAGGTAAACTTTACAGATGTTTTTTATCAGGTACGTATGTGGGACATGATAATCTACAACGATCTAAAAAGAAAAGGCATAGTTATACCACCCAAAAAGGAACAAGATAAAGCAGAAAAGTATGCAGGTGCATATGTGAAAGAACCAAAACCAGGAATGTATGACTGGGTTGTATCTTTTGACTTGAATTCTTTGTATCCTCATCTTATAATGCAGTATAATATATCTCCTGAGACTGTTCTTGATGAACGGTATCCCTCAGTTTCTGTCGATAAACTGTTGAATGAGGAGGTAGATCTATCTAATCTAAAGGATGTCACAGTATGTCCTAATGGTGCGATGTTTACCACGAAGAAACGTGGTTTCTTACCCAAGTTGATGGAGAAAATTTACAATGAACGAGTTGTATTCAAGAAAAAAATGCTTGCTGCAAAGCAAGAGTATGAGAAAAAACCGTCAAAGAAACTTGAAAGAGAAATTGCAAGGTGTAACAACATCCAGATGGCTAAAAAGATCCAACTTAATAGTGCTTATGGTGCTATCGGGAATAATTACTTTCGTTATTATAAGTTGGAAAATGCTGAAGCTATTACTCTCGGTGGTCAGTTCAGCATACGATGGATCGAACGCAAAGTAAACGAGTACATGAACAATGTACTAAAGACAAAGGAGAAAGACTATGTTATTGCTTCAGATACTGATTCCATTTATCTTCATATGGGTCCTCTGGTTGAAGTTGTATACAAAGGGAGAGAAAAAACTGCTGAAAGCGTCGTCACGTTCATTGATAAGGTCTGTCAGATGGAACTTGAAGGTTATATTTCGAGTTCTTATGAAGCGTTGGCCACGTACGTAAACGCATACGAACAAAAAATGTTCATGAAACGTGAGACTATTGCCGAGCGTGGAATATGGACTGCAAAAAAACGCTACATACTCAATGCATGGGATATAGAGGGAGTAAGATTTGCTGAACCAAAACTGAAGATGATGGGAATAGAAGCAGTCAAATCTTCTACACCTGCACCTTGCAGAAAGATGATCAAGGAAGCACTGAATATTATAATGAGTCAAACTGAAGATGATGTCATCAATTATATTGAGACGATGAGGAGTGACTTCAAAAAACTTGACCCTGCTATGGTTGCATTCCCTAGATCTTGCAATAATCTTGCAAAGTATGTCAGCAACTTATCGATATATTCTAAGGGTACACCTATACACGTAAGAGGATCTCTCCTCTATAATCATTATGTCAAGAAAAATAAATTGGAGGCAAAGTATAGTGCCATCGCTAATGGTGAGAAGATAAAATTTGTTTATCTTACAAAACCCAACCCTATCAGAGAAAATGTGATATCATTTATATCTGATTTCCCTATTGAACTTGGTCTAGGA